ATAACACATTGTTCATTCCTAATTATATCTATTATATAGTAATCTTAGAAAGGCCTTTTATATATTTTTTATTGGAAAGGATAAAAATCTTTCGAATACGGCCTCACTCTACATGATTATTCCATGTAAATATTCGTATTTATGACTAAAACCCTATCTTGCAAAAGTACATAGAAATGTCTGATGTCATATACAAAGATTTACATCTCATCCATGAAATAAAAATAGACAAACCAAAACTTCAAAAAATGACATTTATTATGAACGCATTGGAAAAAGGATGGTCAGTGAAAAAAAACAACGACTCCTATATTTTTACTAAAAAACACGAGAACCGAAAAGAAGTATTTATGGAAAGTTATTTAGAAAAATTCATCGTCACAAATATGTCTATTCCGTAAAACGATATTATATAATTACAACATCATTCATGAGTATTATAGGATGTGGTTATTATATAGAATGAATATCATAATATATAATTCCTGATAAATTACAAATATATAGGCATAGTTGTAATTTATAATTACAATGAATTATTTAGCGAAATCCCATTTTTTTTTCTTTTTCTAGTATATAAAATAAAATGGCTGGTGGTCTTATGCAATTAGTCGCCTATGGCGCACAAGATGTTTTCCTTACTGGAACCCCTGAGATTACTTTTTGGAAGGTATCCTACCGCAGACACACCAATTTTGCTATGGAATCGATTGAGCAAACCTTTTCTGGACAGGCTGACTTTGGACGCCGCGTGACCTGCACTATCTCTCGTAATGGTGACCTTGCATACCGCACTTATCTCCAAGTCACTCTTCCTGAAATCGACCAATCGATGCTTAACAGTACTGCTGCGGCGGGTAATGAAGGTGTTTATGCCCGTTGGTTGGACTTCCCCGGTGAGCAACTTATTGCCCAGGTTGAGGTGGAGATTGGTGGCCAACGCATTGACCGTCAATACGGTGACTGGATGCACATCTGGAATCAACTTACTATGTCATCTGAGCAACTTAAGGGTTACCACAAGATGGTTGGTCACACCACCCAACTTACCTACATCACTGACCCGAACTTCGCCGCGGTTTCTGGCCCCTGCGCTGCTGCTGGAGGACCTGCTCAAGTGTGCGCTCCTCGTAATGCTCTTCCTGAGACGACCCTCTATATTCCTCTTCTCTTCTGGTTCTGCCGCAATCCTGGACTTGCTCTTCCTTTGATTGCTCTCCAATACCACGAGGTCAAGATTAATATTGATTTCCGTCCTATTGGTGAGTGTCTATGGGCTGTCAAGACTCTTGCAATTGCGGGTTCCAGTACTGCTAACTCGACTGTCTCTGTATCACAAGCTTACCAACAATCCCTTGTGGCTGCTTCGTTGTACGTTGATTATATCTTCCTTGATACGGATGAGCGCCGCAAGATGGCTCAAAATCCTCATGAGTATCTAATTGAACAGGTTCAATTCACTGGTGATGAGTCGGTTGGTTCTTCTTCCAATAAGATTAAGTTGAACTTCAACCACCCATGCAAGGAGCTTATCTGGGTTGTTCAACCGGATGCCAATGTGGATTACTGTTCTTCTCTTCAAGACGGAACTACTCTTTTCAAGACCCTTGGTGCTCAACCCTTCAACTATACCGATGCGATTGATGCTCTTCCTCCGGCAATTCATGCTTTCGGTGGACCGGCAGAGACCAACGGTGCCAATGGTTTCATCAATGCTTCTGGTCTTTTCCAGATGGCTGGTGCTGTTGACGAAGCTCCTTCTGCATCCACCGCTACATGGTCTTCCGGTGTAAATCAATATAACCCTTTCAATCCGGCAACTGGTGCAGGATCCATTTCTGGTTCTTCTGTCTCAGATGCGGGTACCTTCGTTCTTGGAGAAACTGCTCTTGACCTCCACTGCTGGGGTGAGAACCCTTGCGTTACTGCGAAGTTGCAACTTAACGGCCAAGACCGCTTCTCTGAGCGTGAAGGCTCTTACTTCGATGTTGTTCAACCTTTCCAACATCACACCCGCGCTCCCGATACTGGTATCAACGTTTACTCATTCGCTTTGCGACCTGAGGAGCACCAACCTTCGGGCACCTGCAACTTCTCCAGAATTGACAATGCGGTTCTCCAACTTGTCCTTTCTGCCGGAACTGTTTCGGGAACTGCCACTGCGAAGGTTCGTGTCTACGCTGTGAACTACAACGTCCTAAGAGTGATGAGTGGTATGTGCGGCGTTGCTTACTCGAATTAAATTCGTTTTATTTGTATATTTTACAAAAATGCTTTGTTTATCCTGTAAATAATAAATAAAATAAATAAAATATTGATTTGTATATTCTTATATAAATCAATTTATTGACCGTATTTATATATTTATATATTTTTATATAAATATAGACATCTATGAATTTTATTTCTATTGGTGGTTGGTGTGGAACAAAAATCGCTCTTAGAGATTTAGATTTATTTAATGAACCATCATTACCATTTGATAGTGTAAGAACTTCTATTGAAGGAATTATAGATTGTATTGAAAATAATTTTGAAAATTATTTCCCAAAAGAGGTAAAAAAAGATAATAGGTTTCCAAATTGGGTAGGTTTTGTTGGCGAGTACGTAGGATTCTATCATTACAATCATAATTTGTTAGATGAAAATGTCATCGAAAGTTTTAAAAGAAAAATCATTCGGTTTGATGAAAAAATAAAAAGAAATAATTGTATATTTTTAAGAACAATATCGACAGATAATTATCATCATGAAATAAAGTACTATAAAAAATTACAAAATGTAATTGATAAAAAGTATCCCAATATTTCTTATATTATTTGTTTCATCATTCCGAATCAACCGACTACACAATATTATAAGCATTTAGATAATCGAACGTTTTTATTTACAGTTAATGATAAATCAAGGAATGACGGTAATTTAAAACACGAATATAGACCTATTTTTGAATTTATTATAAATAATAACTTATTTACTAATATACCTAATTCAAATGATATTGAAATAGATGAAAACTTAACAACTAAAATATGGTTAGTTGATGGTTATCCAATGGTTAATTTTGTTGAAAATAATTAACGTTTTTCTTACCATTTCTTCCGATACACACATCAGTTCTCCAATATCTTTATTACTTCTTATTGGATGAAAATAATAATCGTATTTGAGAAAAAGAATTCGTTTTGTAAATGGTTTCAACTGATAAATTCTATCCCATACTTCTCTATAATACCTATCCTCCTCCTCCTTTTCAATTATTTTATCGACAGTTGTGGGTTGGTTACTTGAAAACCCATCCATATCAAATGTATCCATCCATTGTGGTTGGAAATTGTTCTTATACCGTATCATTTCTTCTTTAGTAAAATTCTTTTTATTTTTCATGCGTAGACGTTTCGGTAAAATACTCATAGAAAAATGACTCGTAAGCGTTTTCAACAATTCCCCTTTTATGTAAATCTCCGAAAACCCAGTCAATGAATGATTCCCATTATAACGTTGGATGGCTTTATACAAACCTACTTTACTCGATAACACCAATTCGTCTTTATCTATATGTTTACATTTGAAAACATGCGTATTTTTGAATTCATATGCTTTTGCCACGGCGAATTTTTCATAAGAACGATACAATATCTTGTTTATTTGGTCTCTCTCCCTACTATTAAGTTTGTCATCTTTGATGAGACGATGAATCGTGGTCATTTGATGATTCGTTAAATGATAAGAAAGGAACCCATATAACCAGATTTGGAAAAGGAATACGAATAAAAATAAACGAATTTGGCTTGACATATGCATTGGATGTATTTTTTATTTGAATATATTATATGTCGTATAGAGTTTAAATTGTTTCTAAGAACCTTTTTTCTAAGCTTTCGCAAAAACAAGAGAACATTGTATGCCTATATATAAAAATGATTATTGAAATACTTAGTAAATTATTGTCGGAATCCCTATTGAGTTTATATCCTGTTTTTGTAAAATACATTGGTATACCATTGCATCTTCAATTATGGAGTCGGTTTTTTACTTATTCCATTATTTCCATTTTATTTGTAAATTATAGTTATTTAGTAGAGAACCTGTTCTCCACCACTGGTTTGCTTCTTTCCATTGTCACCCTTATTCATGTATATACCTCTTATCGGGGATTTCAATTACTTGAAAGTGGTATTTCCTATACCATCTTTTATTTGTATCCCATCATGCTATTATTAATGGCGGGTAAAACAGTTCATCCTATTATGTTGTTGTCCTTAGTCGGCGTATATTTACTTGCAACGAGTAGTATTGATACAAAATCGAAATCGACAAAAGAATCGATGGACTCTGGTTCTCCAGTCAAAACCGAAAAAGAACAAATAAAAATAATAGAAGAACATACGAAAGACCATAAAAAAGTAGCCACCACAACCGAAGGAGTATTTATGATTACTTTGGCCGCATTTACAGAAGCCATTATTTATTTTATTGTACGTAATCTAAAAACAAAAAACAACTGGAATCATGTATTTATTTCCTATTTCCTAGGAGCCGTTTTGTTCTCCGTTTTCTTTTTAGAAGAAATCAAACAGATTTCTATCAACAGTATGTTATCGCTTTCTTTGGTCGGCAATCTTGTTATCGGATTGTTGGGATATTATTTACGTTTTTTTGCAATATCGCGACTTGATTCCTCCGTTTACGCACCTCTTTCTTATTTTGGCATTGTGATGGCCTATTTCTATGGAATTCTTTTCAACCATGATACACTCACTATCAACAAAATTCTAGGAACCTTGTGTATTGTTCTCCCCAATATTTACTTATCTATATATACATAAATACATCTATCTATACATCCATGAACCCCGATACATCCATGAACCACGATATACAAGATTCTCCCATAAAACAATATTTTGTATATTTATTGCAGTCAGATTCAGGCGCGACTTATGTTGGCGCAACCATTGATTTAGACCATCGTTTAAGACAACATAACAAGGAAATCAAAGGTGGGGCACGTGCCACCAGCGCAAAAGTGGTACGCGGAGAACAATGGAGACGTGTATGCCATGTCCGTGGATTTCCCGATTGGACGGCCGCGCTTCAATTCGAATGGCGGTGGAAACAGTTGTCCAGAAAATATCCAAAGCGAATGAATCCATTGGAACGGAGGTTGAATGCATTGGGCGATTTACTTTCTATGGAAAAACCAACCACAAAATCGGTGTATTATAGAGAATGGACAAATGAAAAAAAAGGTCCCGATGTGGTCCAGGAAATAGAATCCCCATTTTTTTCTTCTCTCTTCTCAAGACAATCCACGATTTTACCTTGAATATGTGTGATTGACGCTATACCCTTGTAAATAGGGTTCGCGTTTATAATCAGACCCGTCGTCAAAATAATCAAATAATCAAGGGTGTAAAATCATAAAATAGATGGTTTTATTTGTATGCAATATATACAATATAGAATAATAATATACCGATTAGTATTAACAACCGGTTATCGCGCGAATGCAAACGCGCCAAGTATCTTCTATGGCAAAATTCGGCCTTGGCATCTCCAATACTATCCAAAAATTCATCCATCGCATCCAATCGACTGAACCGGAGTTTTATTTGTTCATTCGCATCTTCCCCATATATATTGTTTTGTATCCAATTAAATTCCGCCTTATCAATCGTAGTCTCCCATAAATACCCCGTGATTCCTTCATCCAATAATCCTATCGATAAATGCACTTTGGAACCCAATTGTATCAATTCATTTTTTTTCGGAACAAACCCGGTCTCTTCTTTGATTTCTTTGAAAACGGGTCCGATAATTTCGGAATCGTCCACTTTGTCATCCAACATCCCCGCAGGTAGTTCTATTTTATATCCATGTCCTGCAACACGGATTTGCTCGACAAATAATACGTATTTTTCTTGTGTTTCTCTTATAGTTACCACTATATAGACACATACCGAATCCCCGCGAATCAATACGATATTCGACGAAATAGGTTCATTTGTCATTTTGTTGACACATGAAACCACACATTTTACAAAACCAACACGTTCTGGAACGGGGGGACCAAAGAAATCCACGTCGGTTACACGAATGGATGTCACCGTCAATTCGTCTTTTTCCAGAAGTCTATCTATCCATTTTTGCACTTTGGGCGCCTTGCAAATCGCCGATAGTTTTGATTCCATTTCGGGATATTTCGCAAGGAATTCAATGCCGTTGTATGTTGTTTCGGAAAAAGAGGACATCGTAATGAGTAAGTAATATATTTGCTATTGAATCAAATGTTATGATTGCCTATCGAATATACATTGTCTTCAATTTTTTACAAATTACTAGATTCCACAGAAAATATATATTAGTCACTAAAAAGAGTTTAAACAAAAGACTGATACAAATCAGTATAATGTCTGCGTACACAACAAATAATACAAATACACAAAATTATCTTCTTATGAAAAATTTGATGGAATTTTATAAAGACCGCAATCATCTACATAAAATGATGCGTATTATCAATGGCGAATCCAAAATATCATTACGTATTGTTGACTGGTTTGTTACGAATTTCGCAAAGAAAAACTATACGGTTTATGAATTATTAATACCGGATAATTCCCCAAACAATCCTCCAACTTCAGTTCGATTCAAGGTATACAATGATTACAAACTGAAATTGAAGTCCTATAGTAAAAAACGGTTTGACCCTTTTTGTCGATGGGAGCGAATTACCATACCGTATGACGAAGAGAAATGCATGGAAACCACCATTGGACAACTCAATTTCTTCAAATGGGCCATTGAAAACAACATTATTGAATATATTGATACCCATTATGATGCGATTGAATCCGATATGAATTCAAGAAATAGCACATCGAAGCGAAAGCATTCATTAAAAAACAGCAGTATTGTTTCGAATGAACTTGTGGAAACCGATTTTTTTAATAGTAATAATAATAATACTCATGAGAACCATGAGAACCATGAGAAAAACGACAGTTCAGATACCCTTGTGATTAATGGGAATGATTCCGGGAAAACGCGGAAAAAGCGCGAGGAACTCTCGGTATCCGCATGTAAATGCATCAAGAAAGAAACCGTCAATATCACCGTGAAATTCAATTGAATAGTAAAAAGAATTCAATCATTATGTAAAAGGATGTTATAGGTTATTATTATGGTATGTTGTATAATTCGTTATTCTATTATACAACATCATACAAGCTTATCTATTCAAACAGTTAATGAGAACGGGTGAATAATCCATTCTCTGAACCTTGAGTAACAATAGTTGGCTCCGCCCAATATACTTTCAAATTATTATCTCTTGCAGCTTCATTTAACCACCAGTCAATGGGAAGATTTATTTTAGATTTCAAATTATCTATATATTTGCATAGAGTTTTTGCACATTTGTTACTAATTATATAACTATCAGAACATCTCGATGCACCATTACCTCCCCAACTTGTAGGATATAAACACTTTTCATAAATATATTGATATTGAATTAATTTATCTTTTTCGATATGTAAATTACACCCATCACCAATAAATAACATATCGTAATCTTCAGGTAATTGACAGATAAAAATATTTAATATTTCTATAAAATTACCACATAGTATCACATCATCTTCCAATATTAATGCATTTTCATATTTTTCTGCTACTTCTCTATATACATAATTATGCTTGAGATGTAAAGACATAGTTGATTTTTTATAATTGCTTTCAAATATACTACTCTCATAATCCATTATTTCGTCTTTATCATATTTCTCAATAAATTCGTAATTTGTTATATTTTGTTTTTCAAATTGTTCTAAAATATATTTCTTTCTATCAACTAGTTTTGAATAATGTAAAACAAAAATTTTCATATTATAATAATTATTATTATTATTATTATTATGAATCAACGTATACTTCATAAAAGTCAAATTTATATCTTATAAATTTATACAAATATAAAGAGTATTCATTCGTATTTTTCAAAGATATAAAAAAATGATTTTTATAAAATTTAATGGATGGTTTTATGGTTTTTTTGATAAAACCAATGAAGGATTGCATGTAGACTTTTTCCTAGAATTATTTGAAAAAGTATATGGGGATACTTGTCAAGTAGGAGATATAAATAATTCTGATATTTTATGTGAATTTGACATGTTATTAGGTTGTCCAGGCAGTCTTATATATTTTAAAAAGTGGAAAAATACTTTTTTATTTAATGGAGAATCTACCTTCAAAACAAATAGAAATTTGTATGATGTCGTATTATGCTGCGAAAGAAACAATAAAAATATTGTAAATATTCCTTTATTTCTAACTTATATATATACAAATCATTTTGAAAATAGATTAATAAATAAACCGAAAAGAACAAATATTCCCAGTAAAGATGTTTGTGTATTTATCACAAATCCGAATGGTATGGTTCGCAATACGTTTTTACATATTCTGGAACAGATTGTGAAAGTTGATTATTGTGGTAATTACAAAAATAATATAGGAAAAGTAATCAAGGCACCTTACAACAGTGAAGAGTTTTTAGATTTTATTAAAGATTATAAATTTATTATTACTATGGAAAATAGTCAAGAAGATACTTATATTACCGAAAAAATAATGCATGGGTTATTAGCCAATATTGTGCCCGTGTATTGGGGGTCCAATAGGATATTTGACTATTTTAATGAAAAAAGAATCATTCATTTTGATTCATTTGAAAATATAATTCCAGTGATAAATAAAATAGGAGAACTATTACATGATGATGAAAAATGGTTAGATGTAGTGAATGAAAATAATTTTTATAACAATACTTTTACTAGAAATATAGATGATATTGTGAAAGATATTAAATGTTTATTACATAAGATGAGTTGGAAACATATTGACAGGATTTATTGTATAAATAATCCTATTTTTGAACCGTCTAGACATGATATGCTTAGAAATATGTTCTCTAAATATCATATTCACAACGACCATGTAAAATATATAAGTCCAACCTATAAACATACCATTTCTAGAGAAATCTATGATAAATATACATCAAATCAGTTGGTAAGAAGTATGAGATATAATTATTTAACTTATGGAGAGCTCTCATTGTTTTTAAACTATAAAGCTGTTTTGGAAGATATAGAAAAAAATTATAAAGATGGTATATTTCTTATTTTTGAAAGTGATGTTATGGAGGGTAGAGACATACAAAAATTAAATCAGATGTTAGACTTCGTAAAAGAAAAGGAATTTGACCTGATTAATATTGGAATGTTTGCACAAAATATTTATTCCTCTCCACTTGATTTGTTTAAGACTGGTTATAGAAATGAGGTATCTCAAGTAAATAAGAAATTCACACAGTTTTGTAAAAATAACATAAATAATGATGGATATATTGAAGATATATCGAATAAAACAAATGAATTCAGATTCATTCGAAAATTTCATACCAATTGTACCGATAGTTTTTTATGGAAATATTCAGGTATAGTAAAATTTTTACGCTATATGAGAGAATTTACGGACTATAGTTGCCCATTTCATTACTACATGTGTCATTTTTTTGAAAACAATTTAGATTTTAAGCATTATTGGTCTATAAATTCATTTTTTTATTCAAGGAAGTAATTTACATATAGTTTCCTCTACTTTGGATAGATAGATGTACACTGATATAATAAAAGTGCACATATATTACAATAAAAAGTAAAAAAGAAAAATCAAACCATATGATCGTCCTCATACAAATGTTTGTAGTTATTTTTATAATGATTTGAAAAAATATCATATACAATACTGAATTTACCATGCATACCTTCATAACTCGATTTGGTTATAAAATCCACAATCGATTTGTCTTGTTTCAGTGTTGTGAACATTGTATTGTAAGTAAATGTATCGGCGGCTACATTTATCAAATACTGAATCGGCATGAAAATATTGAAAAAATCGTCTTTTCGGATATTGTAATTCCAATAATCCCGATATGCCTTCACAAACAATATGGTTTTGAATTTCGATACCGGCAATGCATGGGTTATTATCGTGGACGTATAATCCGCGAATTTTACCCGCGCCACCGTCGAATGCGGCAAAACATATTCGTTCTCCACGACAATATGATTCAACTTGTATACTTTACTCACCAGCGAATTCTCTCCCGCAATATATTCATAGATAATCTTATAATGATTCTCCGTATCATTCATTTTGATGACATTCGATTTATTCACTGGATTCGGATGCTTTCGATTTCCAAACGTATGGACAAATCCTATATGACAAATATCCAAACTGTTTACCGAGACAAATTTTGCACAATGTTCGAAATTCTCAGATAAAAATACGACGCGATGGCTTTTATCATAATACTCCGGTTCCACAAAAATATATTTCTCATCAATTGCCTCTTTCATCTCGTCATTTAATATAGCAACTGTGTTCAAATACACCATATCTCCCTTTTCTACCACTTTATAACAATCGATGTTATGGAGTTTCGTTTCGATGAATTTTAATTCGGGTATATCCACCAATCGACCATTTTTTCCGTCGAATTGATACCCATGATAAGGACACGTAATTGCATGTTTACATGTACTTCCCGTCATAAACGACGAACCCTGATGGCTACATGCATCTAGCAACCCATAATATTCATTGTTGTCTTTCCAAACAATATAATTCACATCTCGAATGGTGACTCTTTTTGGGATTTTACTGAAATCTTTTGAAAACCCGATGGGATACCAAGTTAATTGACCATGTAAATTGGGTCCGTCCAATCGCGGGAATGAACCGTAATACAAGTGTTTTGGCTCTGTCGGGGTATCTGAGTGTTCCATCCTTACAGGCCTTCGAATACCCCGTTGTCCATACTTGGAAAATCGAAAACTTTCAACAAAATATACGCAATAAAAAAATAACAAAATCGTTTTCATTATACTATAATGGAATATATATAAAGTCTATATTTATATATTTTATATATATTCATAAGGAATGATAAAAGGAACAGTATTTTCTCTTTTGTTTTGTACTATTTCGCAATCATTGCGAATGCGGATGGATTTGAATACCAAACAGTACATTTCCAAATACAAGAATTATTTAAAGGCCGAGACATACGACGACTTACTCCAAGATATCAAAGAAAACAAAGTATCGAAATTGTATATTAGTGACACCTATGAAGAGGTGATTAGCGAACACAAGGGAGAAGAGAGTGACCTCCCCTATACATACGATTTCATCAACAATGGTCGAACGACAAAAGTAAACCCCATATTTGTGCCCAATTTGATTGATAAGTCCACGGAAACGAAAACATCCATTGAAGTAGTGGATTTCCGTCCGGATTATATGGTGGCGTTCAACAATGGGTTTCAAGTATTATCCAACACATTTTCTATTTTAATACCCATATATC